CTGTTTATACTCCTTGGTGTTCATTAAGTTTCGAACCTTGCTACCGAACCTCGTAGCAAGTTCAGCATTGTGTGATACCTGCATTATTTTCATCTTTGGATTCCTACCAATCATCCAAGCAGGGAATAAATAAGATGCAAATTCTGATTTAGTATGTCTTGGTGGCATATTGATGATGAGCCTTTTTTCTTGGTTAGCAGCTATCTTTTGAAATTCTTCAGCTATTATTTGATGATGACCGTATCTTTTTGGGTCCTTTGTTTTACGATATATAAAATCTTGCCAAACAGTTTGAGCAAAAATTAAAAAAT